GCTGGACATGATATTGAAGATTTATACAAGCGTCAAGTGGCTAAGTATAAGTTAGACGATCGTGAACAAGCAGAAGTCAGACAGCTATTATGTGATATGGGCTATCCACTTCGTGAGGACCGCGGTTTCTTTCCAGATGATGATCTAGAGGTTTGGGACAGCGACAATATGGATTGGTCCGCAAACTACAAGGCATAAAATGACTAAAAATTACAGGCGCCAAGGTGTTGTTAATAGACAATCTGATGAGTCATATAGTGAGGATCATTGGTTAAAAGAGTTTGAAAATAAACTTCAAAAGACCAGTGTTCAGCCTCGTGGTCAGAGTCTGTATGATCAAATTAGTTCAATCATGAACTCTAAATCTAAATATCCATCAGTACAAGCTGCTGTTGATGATATGATGCACCGTAGTGGATTAACAGCCTATCTAGAAAATGTAAAAACTTCTACTGAAGAAGCCTCTGATAAACCAAAAAAGATTGCACAAGATAATCAACAGGCTAAGCACACGCATGAACATAAAAATAAGCCTTCCCTTAAAATTTTAGAGAAGATTCCTGGCCTCAAACGTACTCTTGAGAATATTATTAAAGAGACCAGAGGTAACATGCCAATCTCAGCGGTTGTAGCCCGCTTGCAATCATTGCATTCTAGAGATACATCTGATGAATCTATTTGGGATGATGATGAGTTGTTGCGTTTAATTAGTCACTGTAATCTAGAAGCTAAAAAATCTAACCCTGGTGTGTTTGAAAATTTTGATAATCTTGGCCAAACAGATCATGGTAGCAATGAATCAGACATTGATGCCTCAAATACTGATGCTTTCAACGCATTAATGCCTGCCAAAATTTAAGTTGCTTTGCACTTACCCGGCCTGTTTTTTCAGGTTCTGAAGGATATTTTTCATTCCACAACTTACTATATTTACAGTTGTAACATAATAGCTTTTTGTCTTTAGTAATATTGAGGTGTTCAACCTTATCACTATTACATATTTGACAACATCCACCATAGTATTTGACTAGTTTGTGTCTGTAGGATTCGGCATATTTGTTTTTGAAAACTTTACCATATCTGCAATTGTAACATAACACCTGATATCCACTTTTTAATACGATATTGTTATACAGATAATTGATGTCTCCATTGATTGTTAACTTAGTATACTCATCTTCGCCACAATTTACGCAAGCATTACCATAAGCAAAAATAACAGCACTTCGTTTCATACGATAGCGGCCGTTTTGTTTTTTAGAGTAGTTTGGATCTGATTGATGATATTTTTGATCCACGATTTTACGACAAGGCTTGCAGATATAATATCCCTTCTTTTTGTCGCTATTGGCCCGGTTTTTAGGTGACAATGAAATGCCACATTTGAGGCATCCGCGTTTTCTTCGTTTTTTCGTGGAAGCAATCATACTGAATATACGATCATTTTAGTATGCCAAATTTAAATATAGAGAACAAAGAAATTTTTGAGAAGATGAAGAAACAACTTCTCATGATGGATCCGGTATCATTTTGCGAAGCCAACTTAACTTTAGATGGTGAACCATTCTCACTCACAAGCAATGGGTACAAGCCCTTCAGTGATATCTACAGATACATTGGGATCAAAGCATTAGAGAAAGATTCCAAACCAGTTATTCTAGTAAAGGGACGTCAGGTGGGAGCTACTACCATGGCAAGTGCTCTTGAGATGTATTTTATGGGATCTGGTTTGTTTGGAGATGGATTCCGTCCACCAATTCGTGTCATTCATGCATTTCCTCAGTTAGAACTGGCGGCAGCCTATTCAAAAACTAAACTTCAACAAATGATTGCTCAGGCTAAGATTCCTGAAGGTACGCCAGAAAACAAATCATCTCGTCCAAAGTCTTTCATGCAACAATTGCTTGATACTACAACTCCGACTAATGACTCCTTGCATTTTAAGCAGTTTATGGGAGGAAACCACTTGTGGATTGAGTCTACTGGTGTAGATGCTGACAGAATCATGGGTCGTACTGCTGATATTCTTTTCTTTGATGAAGTGCAGAAAACAACAAGTGTAGCTATTGGAAATGCTCTTAAGATTTTAACCAACGCTAAGTATGGTAAGCCTACTAAGGGTGTACAGGTATTTTTCGGAACGCCTCGTCGTAAAGGTTCAGATTACCATAAGATGTGGCAATCTTCTTCCCAACAGTATTATTATCTTGGATGTGGGAAATGTAAAGAGTATTTCCCACTTTATACTCCAGGCTCTGATGACTGGGAAAAAGTTTGGATTTATGGTATGACTGTTAAATGTACACACTGCGGTCATGAACAAAATAAACTAGAAGCTCAGGAGCGTGGTAAGTGGGTTGCACTTAAGGATCCTAATGATCCAGATTGTGCTATGGTTGGATTTCATATCAATCAGCTTTACATGCCTAAATTTACTAGAGAGGATATTGAAAAAGAAAAACCAGGTAAACATCCAATCAATACAGAGCGCGTATTTCAAAATGAAGTTTTGGGAGAGTTTTATCAAGGCGATGCGACACCAATGTCTCCAGAAGATATTCGTGTTAACTGTGCCGATTTTGAAAGAAAATTTAGTCCTCGCATCATGTCTCCAAAAGGTATGACACAGTATTTAACTGTTCTTGGAATAGACTATGGCGCCCGTTCAGATTTAGAACAATTAGCTGATCCAGAAAAAGTTAGACCAGCAGGGCAGTCATATAGTACTGCCGTTGTTTTGCAAACCAAAGGTCCAAGTATATTGTCAATTGAGTTTGCAACTAAATTCAAACGTAATGATATTGAGGGCAAGAAAGGCCTCATTGATCAGCTAATGAGACAATACAGCATTCAATTAGCTATTGGAGATATTGGTTATTCTAATGACTTTTCTGCGCTACTTCATAATACATATGGAGATAGATACTTAGTATCACGTGCCCATAATAAGGTAAATGAGCATGTTAAGTTTAATCACGAAGCATTTCCAAAAGAAATCATTTTTGAAAGAGACTTTTATATTAGCGAACTCTACGATCAGATGAAAAAAGGATTGATTAGATTTCCTTATGGAGATTATGAAAAAGTTGCGTGGTTAATTGATCATTGTTGTAGTATGGAATTAAAGCCTTCTATTTCTAAATATGGTGATCATACTGTACATTATGTTAAAGGCGGCACACCAAATGACGGATTTATGGCACTATTGAACGCTTATTTGGCATTTAAATTCCTAGTAAGTAGAGGATTTACAAATAATAACCCTACATTGCATAATACTAAAAACCTGACCAAACCCATGGTAATGACTGGATATGTTCCTAGGAAATTCTAAAGCTACCTAAATATTGAGCTTTACTGATATATCATATTTAGTGTATTCTAGTAGAGGGTATAGTGGAACAGAGGTTACATGGCTGGCATTAAAAAATCAGGATTAGGAGAACATCCGTCCTTTTCAGCGAAGTTCTTACAGGGTAGATCCACAATTCCTCAAGTAAGTGCTATTATGGCACAAGGTGTTTCTGGTGAAAGAAGAATAATTCTTTCAGATGAAGTAGATCAAGGTTATTTTAGAGATGGCTCAGGACCAAATATTAATAAGATGTCTGCTAATATGCCGACCAATGCTTCTAACGTAGCATTTTCTGTTGGTATGAAGAAAAATGCTCAAGCTGTTAGCAGTTCTGGCGGCATGTTTCGTGGCATTCATGGAGATTCTGTTAAACAAACTCCTGAAGTTTATTCTCCTCTTTGGCTAAATTCTAATTTAAATCTACCTCGTGATAGAGCTACCATTAACGCGTGGTGCCGCAGCTTTTTTGCTTTGAATCCATTTGTGCATAATGCTATTAGTTTGCATAGCACATACCCTATTAGTAAGCTATCTATCAAATGCCCCAACAAGGATATTGAAAAATTCTTCGATGACATGATCGAAGAAATTGATTTAATGAATATCTGTGTACAAATAGCTCAAGAATATTGGCTTTTAGGAGAAGCATTCGTTTATGCAGAACTGGATGAAGGTAAAGGTAAGTGGAGTCGCCTACACATTCAAAATCCAGATTTCATGATCGTTAAGCGTACCGTCGTAGCTAGCGAACCAATCATCATGTTGCGCCCCGATGAGAATCTCAAAAAAATCATTTTTTCTAATCGTCCAACCGACATTGAGCAACGTAAGCAGCTTAACCAGCATATTATTGACTCAGTTAGACGTGGTGAAAATATTCAACTAGATAATTTCCATGTATCACACTTGGCTCGTAGAATCAGTCCTTATGAAATTAGAGGTACTGGACTTCCAGTTTGTATTTTTCGTCAGTTGATGCTTTTCGATAAGCTACGTGAATCTAAATATGCTCAATCTGATAATATGATTAATCCATTGACTTTGGTTAAGATTGGTTCGGCAGATTATAAACCAACTTTTGCCGATCTTGAAGCTTGGAGAAGTGTATTTGAAGAAGCACAATATGACAAAGACTTCAAAATTTTTACCCATGAGGGTGTAGCAGTTGAAAGAGTGGGTTGGGGTCAGGGCATCTATGATATCTCTGGTGATATTACCCAAATACTTAAAGAAGTATTTATTGGTTTATTCGTTCCACCAGTTATGATGGATGGTGGTGATACAACCACTTATGCTAATGCAGGTGTTGCTTTGGACATTCTACGTCAAAGATATATGCAATTCCGTAATATGATGTCTATTTGGCTAAAGAATAAGATTTTTGCACCAATTTCTAAAATCCAAGGATTTTATGATTACTCTGGCGGTGAGAAACAACTTATTGTTCCAGAAATTGACTGGAATCACATGTCTCTATTTGATGCAGGTGATTACATCAATAGCTTAATTACATTATCTCAAGGACAAGCTGACCAAAAGAGAGTTTCTATTCATACTCTTTACCGTTCATTGGGTCTTGAATATGAAGATGAAGTACGCAAGATGCGTAAAGAAAATATTCAGAATGCAATTGCTAAGAAAGAAATTGCAGCTCTAGATCAATTAGATCTTAATGCTCTTCGTGCGCTGGATGATGAGGATGAAATCCCAGAACCAAAACAACCGGGTGCAGGACAAGAGCAGCCAGTGCCAGGAGAATCTTCAGGCGGAGCACCAGGCGGATTACCAGATTTGGGTCTACCAGGAGGCGCCCCACCTCCCCCACCACCTCCAGGCGGTGGCCCACCTCCTCCACCACCTCCAGCAAGCCCTCCAGCAAGCCCTCCAGCAGGCGGTCCTCCAGCAGGTGGCGAAGCTCCCCCACCCCCGCCTCCAGCATAATCTAATTCAATTGAATAACCCTCTATTTGTGAATAATCTAGCATTGTTTTAGTTATTGCGCACAAGTAGAGGGTTTTCCATGGATAAATTAGCTCAAAGCAAAAGACAAACAGGTCGAGGCTTCTTCAACAAAGTACGTGAAGTTGCTAATAAACCTACTGGTTTTTTGGAAGGCATTTTTAAGCCTGAATTAGACCGAGTAATGACCGCTCTCAATGATCTAGATGATCGTATTCGTTCTGAAATTACAGGTACAAAAATTGGTAGAGCTGAAGAGCCAGCTATTAAAATGTCCGGCAAAGACCTATTAAAAGAATCTCGTAAGGCTTTTAATAGAAGAGAGTACATCACTGGCGTTTCTGATTTAGCCATGTTCCATAAAAAGATACAAAACATGGTAAATGAGATTGATAAGTTTTTTGTCGATGTAAATAAAATACATCACAAATTTTTATTCCAAGGTGTTAATGAAGATAAGATAAAGCAACTTCGTGAACACATGGAGCCGAAGGCTGCATCTCTTATTGCCGATCAATTACTCAAAGAGGCTGGTCTTATTGATGATATTGTAAACATTGTTTCTAAGCGTGGTCGTGGATTGGCTGCTTATGAGAAAACTTATCCAAAAGAGACTAAAGATCTTCGTGATATTGGTCTCAATGTATTAAGCCAAGCTGATACACTATTAGAAACTGTTATTGCTTCTCTTAAAGAAATGGCCACCGCACGCGCCACTCGTAGTCCAGATGATTATATGAATGCTGGTCATAAAATTAAATCAGCTTTTGCTAAGTTTGACAAATCATTTAAAATGTACTACCAAGAGGCAGTATTACCTTGGATGAAAATTAAGGATGATGTTGAAAAGCAAATTGCTCAACAGAAACAGCAATCAACTAATGTATCAAATATTGGCAAGACTGAATTAGGCGTTGATATGCCAGGGCCACCTCCAACAACTCCTGGCGGAGGATCTCCTGTTGCACAGCCGGTTCCTGTTCCGAATGCCACCCCTACTCCAGTAGCAAATCCAAATGATCAGGCACCAGATACTCAAAGAACTCCATTTGTACCGCCAACAGATCCTAAAACTAACCCATTTCTAACACCAGCAGATTCTCAACATGATCCATTTGCGAAGGCTGAGCAGTCAAAGATTCGTATTGCTCCTATTGAGCCTCCTAAAGTTAGAGCGTCCCCCGTTAATCCGCCAAAAGTTAGGGTGGCCCACGCTAATTTCTATAAATCATTAGAATCAATGAGTAATGAGGACCCTCGCATTTTGTGCGCTTATATTGCTAAGTATGCAAGGTCTATTCAAGGAGATGACCCAGAAACAGCGATTAAGTTATTTTCTGTTGTTAAGCAATTGAAAGGCTAAGGGAGAGTTATGGGAAAACAAGTACCTAAGACTAGTACACCAGTCTCAGATACGCAAATGGCACAGGCAATCATTAATGTCTGGAAGCGTTTGTTTGGTACAGCTCCGTCTAAAGAACAGGTGTATATTATTATGGCTCAAAACGCTATTGAAACTGGTCGTAATAGAAAGGCTATGCATAACTATAATGTTGGTAATATTATAGTTGGTAATACAGATCATGATTATTTTGTAGGTGGTGATTGGATGTATGCTGATAAATCGCAAACCACCAAAAAGAAAATTACTCAGAAATTCAGAGCATATAATACTCTAGAAGAGGGTGTGGCAGATTATCTTAATTTACTAAGTAAGAGTAAACGTTATGCTACATCTTGGCAACATATTCTTCATCCAGATATTCGCGCTTATTCAAAAGCCCTCCATGACGCTGGGTATTATGGAGCTAAAGAAGAAGAATATACTAAAGGGTTATTAGGGCAATTTAGTAGTTT